GCCATAATCAGGTAAAGCTATTTGCGTCATGGGCTTCTAGAGCCTCTACTCTTATCAGATTGTTCCGGCCTGGAAATTCCTTAATATCTCCGCACCGATATTAGTCTCTGATGCGCGTTCTTGCGTCCCGTCCTCATCCATCTGATCAATCTGTTCTTGCGTATATCCCATCTCCCTCCATATCTGGTGTTTAGTAATACCCAACTCCACCTTTGATTTCAGGCTCTCCATATGCGCTTGCTCGTTCCGCGTTTCGGGATCGTCCCACGTTGTTTGAATAGCACCTTCTTCCATATCAGGTAACGCAGTCCCGAAAGCCGCCTGTACTCGCATCGCCATCATCAGCGCATCTTCCCAGGCATTGCCAAAGTTTACCATGCGCTGTTTTGCCTTGTTTACCAGGCCCGACTCAGCCGTTTTAAGGGCTTCGCCGCTGGGTACGCCACCCATAATCTGAAACAGATGCTGTGGTGTGCGGGTAGTACCCGCTATATGTTGTACCAGGGTTTCAATAGATTTCAGCGGCCCGTCTACTGTGGCGGCACTCCATTGCCCGACAGTTCCGCCATCGTACTCACTATGGAATTCAGTCACGCTACCTGGGAGTATGTCCAGCCGACTCGATCCGTGATTCACATTCAAGGTGTAGCGTTGCGGGAAGGCTAGCGTATCTAATATCATCGTCAAGTCGATCAGAGTTTTGTTTAACAAATCTTGCATCGGTATGACGTTAATGATCTCCGACTGCCCGAAGTCTCCACCCATTGGACGGTTACGGAAGTGGATTAAAGGCACACCGATAGGCTCACCTGAGCGATCGACCCACGGCACAGGCCAGAGTTCCTCCGGCTCAGAGAATCGCGTCCATACCCCGCCTCGTGCGACATACTTTTCAACGCGATCAGGGTAGTAAAGGTTCAGGCGAGTTTCAGGCTCCTCTCCGATATGAGGTCGCTGTACCCACTTCTTACTCGCCCAATCTATTTCACGAGTATTCTCGTTGTAATGCGGGACGATCATCTCTGCCATCTGGTGCGTCCAACGCGGACGTTCGTTTATTTCGTCCCAGTCACATAGCACATAGCTATCGCCGATCATGATAGTTTCTGTATGCACTACGGTCTGCATATAATCCATACGGTTACGCGCCCACAGTTCCCCTACCCATGTGCTTATTGTTTCGTCCTCAATATCAAACCCCAGAACTGTAAGACGTTCCGACAAACTATCCACCACCACGTTCATGAAGTTATCGCGAAACTGTAAGCGAGGTGGGAGGAACTTCTTTAAACGATCCGTCAAAGCAGTATCGTGGTCGCCGCCATAATACTGTCGAGTTAACTCATAATCGGTGCGCCTATCATCCGCTTGCTGTTGAATCCAACGCATTAGCGATTCGGATACAGGGTCAAGGCCATTCGTCATAACCATATGATTAATACCCCATCTTTATTCTTACAACACCCTTAAACAGCGGCTCATGCACGGTAGTTCCCACGATTCTTACGGTTTATCCCAATATATCGGATTACCGGGGTCGAGTCCTAGGGGATTGTCTGCCGGGTTAATTCGCCCCGTCCCAACTAGTTGGTGCACCAGGGGTTCGGGCGAGTGCATATTCCGCAACCGCATGAACGATCCAGACAGAGCGTCCACTTGATCGTCATGCCCTCCCAATGGAAACGCTTCGACTTCATCCAGAAAACGGCTTAACCACGGGCCACGTAACAGGCGTATGTTCCCCACTTCTGCCTGACTGCTTACCGGCCCTGCCCTTTCGACCTTAGAGCCTGTATTGCGCTGGCCGCGTACCGTGTAGTCGGGTAATACCTTGGTGACATAATGGTAGATAGTATTTACCCCGCTCGCCCCTGGCTCCTGCTCGATGAAGATATGAGTGCTTGCCCCGTCCATCGCCGCCGTCTGTTTGATTAACGCTTCTACTTCTGCTGGGCTTCCGCGCATTTGCTGCACATCCACCACATAATACAAACCGTCAGAACCGTAATCGACACGAACCCCTGCCGTATAGTCTGGGTCGTTGTTTGCGCGTAATGGTGTAGCCGCTAAATCCCAGAAGCGGACACTACGATTACGCATCACGGGCAGTTCGTCTACGATCGGGAACCATTCGCGTTTGAATAGATTGCCTGGCTGACGTGCCGACCAATCCCCCATCAATAACTGCTGACGGGTTACTGGATCGAGTTGGTTCAGCGACTCTACATAGGCGTTTTGATCGAGGTACGGATTATCAGGCAGAGACGCCGGGATGAAGATACGGCTTTCGACAACTCCCTCTGCATCGATGAATCGCTCCCGTACCCACTCATGCCCGATCCCTCCAGGGTTACTTGCCGACCTCATCCTGAGAGGCACACCTACTTCTGCTGTACGGCGTAAGCGGCTGAATAGATACCTGTATTGGTTCTCGTTAAACTGCGTTAATTCATCGAACCCTATGAATTGAAACTCTGTGGACTGGTAGCGGTACTCATCGCCAGGCCGCTCTAAGTAACCAAAGGTGATCGTAGCGTTGCTCGGGAATACCCATGTTTTCATGCCATCGCGCCACGCCGCAGAGGAAGGCATTAACCATTCCCTGGCTCGACTCATTAACGCGCCTGGCAACGCTAAGTCTGTATAGGATCGCCGTAATAGCAGGGCAGAATAGCCTGGGACATTAACGTATTGCAACGCCGCCATAAGCAAAGCATCGCTTTTACCTCCCCCTGCCGCTCCTCCATATAACGCTTCGCGATTGGTTAATAGAAGGAAGGCTAGTTGCTTAGGGGTTGGCTTGTGCGGGATATATTCCGTCCAGGGAAGCTGGAGCGTGTCCATTGCTTTCCAGCCGGACTGCCCCAGCATCTCGCAAGACTTCGATTGCCCTGGTAATGTCACCAATGTCTAACGTCATCACCTCATGCTGGATGGGTGCGCCATCGGCACCTGTATGCTCTAACCGTACCGGAGAATCTAACCCCATTAACTCACGCATATCTTTGATCGTTTGCAGACACAGCTTGCTCGATGCCGCGTCAGCCTGGAGCATTAAGGGCCAGTGTACTTGGAGTACCTTTGTCAAACGTCCTAGTGTCAGACTACGATAGTCTGTGACTGCCTCGTGATTTGAGCGTGCGAGGGCTACTTTGACAGCCTCTATAGCACCAGTATGGCTTTTATAGCCAAGGTGGTCGGCGATCTCTTGCCAAGTACGGCCTGCCATGCGCAATTCTAGTGCTTGTTGCTGTTTATTTTGCGCTTCGATCCGGCGAGGCGATAGTTTACTTTCACCCGGCATTAACTGTCCTTATCTCCTCGACTATATCTTGTTGTATCCATTCCCAGGTCATCGCTATCCCGGTAGCGGGGTCAATCTGTGGGTCGTACCCCAAGAAATCGCGTGCTTTCTGATTGGTGAATAACTCCCTCTGGCCTTCCTCGCCAGGACGGTAAGGCTGATGGATGATAGGGAGTCTGATATTCGGGCTGGTTATGTCGTAACACATTTCCGCTAGAGCATCGATGCTGAACTCTGCCCCGTAAGAGACTTGGAATTTCTCCCCGATAATATCATCGCCTTCATGCTCTACTGCCGCGATCCAGGCCTGTACTACATCGTCTACGTGGGTGACATCACGGGTTTGGTCGCCGCCTTCAATCATGATTGGACGCCCTAATGCGATATTACGCAACCACTTATAGATAAATATCTCACGCCGCATATTCGGGCCGATAACCGCACCATTGGACATATACACTACAGGCAAGTCGTAGCTTAACCGCCACGCACGGAACGCCATCTCTGCCGCCGCTTTGGAGAATGAATACGGGTTATGCGGGGTTAAAGGGTGACTTTCGTCAATGGGGAGGTATTCAGCCCTACCGAATTCATTCCCTGAGCCGGCGTAGATGATACGTTTGATCCACGGGGCATCTTTTAGTGCCTCTAATAGACAAACTGTACCGAATACATTGTCCATCGTGACTTGCCGCGCACCAGTGAACCCATAGGGCACGTCGGCTTGGGCGGCGAGATGTATCACTATATCTTGATCGACTAGGTCGGTTGATTTGATGTCCATCAAACTAGCCCACTGGTAATCCACTTGATCGATGATCGGGCGCAATAGGGGTGCTTGTAACGGGCCGACCCTATCCATGATCGTCACTTTATGACCGCGTGCTACGAGGTGTTTAGCTAACCCCGAACCGCCGAATCCCGCGCCGCCGACTATATATACGTTAGCCATCTGAGCCTCCTAGGGCTTCTAAGTTTTGAGCATCCTTTGCCCACAATGCGGGTTTATTATTCCAAGCTTTAATTTCGACTTGCCGATAGCCGTGAGCAAATAGCGTTTTATTGAATATTCCCGATAACTTTGATGCAGGCAACCAATTTCGTTCTACCGAATAATGGTTGAAATGTCCGATTGAATGGGTATTGAACGAATTAGCCACATAAAGGAATCTAGGAGAGAGTGTTGCCAGGATTTCTTCTAGATGGGTTATCGGTGCAAGAATATGCTCGAAATATTCAGAAGCGAATACCAGATCAATCTGCCCGAGTCCTTGTATATCCGAAGCCATCTTAAAGCCGCTCGCATCTGCCATAACCTTACAGAAGTCGTGCTGTTTCGTTCCTTCTAGGTTCGTACCGATAACCTCACTGGATGGGAATATTTGCTTGAAGCCAGCCGTTGTATAACCGATACCACACCCCAGGTCAGCGATAGTTTTGACATTCTCGACAATGGGGTACACATTCGGCTTCAATAAAGTACGCAGATAGTTTCGGCTATATATCGCCCAGCATACCCACATGTCCGTGAAATAGTAATCGTCATCGTAGATTGCATAATCTGGCTCGCCGCTATTCAGCGAGTCGTACCATCTACCTTCTAATTCCACCATATACTGCGGTAGGGGTATCGGCTGTTCTTTGCTCGTTCCTCTATGCCGCAATATCTGATCGATCATATCCTTAGCGAAGTCTCTGTTTATCGGATACATGCTGGCATATTTATTCAAAAAGACATTAACGAACCGACTAGGAGGGGTATTCACAAGATGCGCAGGCTTTACCGTCTGCCCTGTTTTTGCTATCTGTTCATCCATATAACCTTGAATCCGCTTACTGACTATCTCTGGTTTGACCTGTTGCAAGTTTAACCCGTATTCATCGATCAGTTTAAGGTTATCAAAATCAACATCGTTTCGTTTAATTAGTTTATTGTCGAAATGTTGCCAATTAGCCTTAATATGATGCTGTGGTCGCTTGAACTTTCGAGTAGTTTTGACTACACCCGGCCATTTACGCTCTAGTGAGCGAGCCATATATAGCCGTCCATCCCCGTCATACAGTTGGTCGGTATTTCCCCCTTTCATCGTCATAGTTTGCAGTTTATCTATTAAGAAGATTTGCATCTGAATAGTGCACCAACCGTCTGCCAATACCTGTAAGCAGAGGTCGGTATCTTCGTTATAACGTCCACGCCATTCATGGGGTAATTCATTGAGGATCAACATACAGGAATATACGTGGCAATTAAGGCGAAACGGCGGAACTTTATGCCCTTGGCGCGGGTTGCGTCCAAAGAACGAATAATTCAGACCGCCAATAGCTACATTGGTATAGCGATCGATAAATTCTTCTGTGATATGTAACGCGGCTCCCGAATCGCACCAGATACGCTTGCCACGATACCAGCGATAGACGCCGCGCATATTATCGTCCAGTATCCAGTGTCGTTGATCGCCGTTAGCTGTCGAATGTTCTTTAACCCAATTCCTTACCGGGATTGAGCCGCGCCCTAGATTACTAAAGGGGAGGATATGTAAACGCTCCTCCCCGTATCTTGCCGCATATAAATCTTTTTCTTGAGGTTCAATGACGATATGGAATGGGACTTCTTCCCGAATCAAGAAGTCTGCTGTCTTACAAGCGTCAGCACGCCCTTTAGAGATCACATATATCGGGTATATCGGTTTAAGGTTTGGCATCAGCTATTAACCTTGGAAGCGGATACTACTGGCATCATCATGCGGACGTGGGGGCCACCATACTGAGAACGCCGACTTGGTATCTGACTTATCCGCTGTGAAACCTGGGTCGAGTGTTGTGATCTGCTCGATTAAATCACGTCTATCTTCTGGGGTATCGAAGTACACCATCATGCAATAGCGTTTATGGGCTTCATCTTCGCCAACAAATTCTGGCATTCCGACCCATTCTGCGGCGGCGTCGAAATCTTCTATTTCGCTTTGAGGGCGTGTGACCATCAGAAGGTTAGCTAACATACGATCGTCATAGCCTGTACCTAGTAATCCTGTCGGGTTAGTGTCTTTGACCTCTTTCAGTAATTCCGTCAATGCGCGGTCATTAACTTCGCCTAGGTTAGAAATCTCGTTATCGCTCGCTAACAGCTTTAGCGCACGTGCATCATCAGGGTCGATGGTTAATCGGATGACAGGAATGACTGTGTACTCCATTTGTCTCGCCGCCGCTACTACGCCATGTCCGGCAAGGATCGTCCCGTCATTTGCGATCACTACGTTCCGATAAATGCCATTGGCACGGATGCTCTCAACGATATGCTCAAGCTGGTCAGCCGGGTGATTAACATAGTTACGCGGGTGCGGTGTTAATTCATCTATGTTAACAAACTCAGTCTCAAAGATGTCTAGGGTAGCTAACAGCCCTGAGATTTTCTCGTTGTTCGTCTCGATGCCAGATAGAAGGATACTTAAAGCGTCCTTATCACTCTTAGCCATTGCTGATAGAGGGTCGAAAGTGGCAAGCATCTTGTCGGCTTCTTCCTCTGTAACGTCAACTATCAGTACGGGAATCTCCTGATCGCCCATGACTTCCTGACGCAGATGGCCGTCTATAAGTTCCAATCCATCATCGGTTTCACGGGCAATAACAGCGTCGGCAAAGCCGATTTCTTCCAGCAATCCTGTTAAAGCCGCCTTCTGAGCCGGTGGATGTTGCCGCCAGTTTTTGGGATTAGCAGTCAATTCTGAGGCGGGGACTCGCCGTAATTCAGTGATCCTATCTTGGAAAGTAGTCATATCTCCCCTACTGATATTCAGATTGATAATAAATACTATTATCCGACGTTGATTTTCGGTACGTGTTTTCTCGCGTTCTAAGGCGGTTCTACGATACCGTGTAAGATAGTAACATTATTATACGTTCTGCCTTTCTACTCGATTTTTTTCACTCACGACCAAGTGATCAAGGAACTAAATAGTATTTATTCCCTGCCAGTCTACCAAATCTGGTACTAAACCGATGATTCTCATACCAGTCTGAGCCTCTAATCTTGCTTTCAGTACCGTCATAAACGTCGCTTGCTCGCCAGGATGTAACTCTGGCATCAGGGCTTGAGGCGATACGCAGTCTACTCGAAAGGTAGTTTGAGTACGGTTAGTGCTTCCGATGCAATCGAAAATTATCTCGTGGCAGATCGGGGGTTCTTCTGACCAATGAATCCCATCGCGCCGAGGCAAGTTCCTACCCCGTCCACCATTACCAACCCACCATAAGAGTGGAACACGCGTAGCGTGTGCAACGCTATGTTCTGGTATAGCCAAAATTTAATTTAACAGTTTCCCTATAGTTAAATTTAATGTTAAAAAACCGATTTAACGCGTTAATTTAACAGTTAAATTTTCAAGCGGCTATACAGCAAATTAGCCAGAGCCGTATCAACGGGGATAGCAGGGCGTGGATGAGATTCCCCATGCTTCCAGCGATGGATCGTCATACGAGTGACCCCGATCTTTTCCGCGATCAAAGTATCGGCGATCCCCGCGCCGTGGAGTTCCCCCAGGAGATATACCGTCCCGTTATCAGCCCCGATGACCGAACACGGCTTCAGAGCCACATCTTCACCCATCACTACACCGTCCTCTAAGCAGTTTCTAACGTGTCTAAGCCATCAAGTCGATGAATTACACGACTGCCTTATCTAACCGCCGCTAATCATACATCGATATGTAACTAAATACCAAATACGGACAAAGATTCGGCGATAAAACTGTCCACCTCCGATACTTTTAAACGTAAAAACTGCGGAAAACAGCAATACTCGCAAAACTCGTGTAAATTTACGCGTAAGTGGTTGTTTACTTGCCTGTAACAAATCGTTACACTGGGTCGTGACCCAGGGATTTAACAACGCAAACGCACC